GGTAACATTGCGTAAAAAATATTCACAACACAATTATATTGGGGAAAATTTTTCAATCTCCGATGTTTATCAAACATTAAATAAAATTCCTGGCGTCTTGGGTGTATCAAAAGTCAGGATTAAAAGAAAAAAGGGTACTGATTATTCATCAACTAAGTTTGATATTGATGAAAATTTAACAGCGGACGGACGAGAAATTAGAGTGCCAAAAAATGTTATATTAGAAATTAAATATTTAAGGAACGATATTAAAGGGAGCGTGAAGTAAAATGGCGATAAAAAGATATTTTGCTAATAAAGATAATACAATTACAAACGCATATGAGTTTAATTTAAAGACGCGGGCTACAGGTGCAAACATGGGGCAAGCCGACATTTTAGAGGTTTTTTCGATTTATGGCCAAGCGTCCACATCTTCATCAGAGCTTGAAAGGTTTTTAATTGAATTTCCAACTGCCGATATTGCTTCTGATAGGACGGCTGGAACCATACCTGCGTCTGGTAGTGTCAGCTTTTATTTGAAGCTGTACAATGCTCCCCACACATACACAGTACCAAAAAATTACACTTTGCAAGTTAAAGCAGTCTCAGGGTCATGGCAAGAAGGTCACGGTCTGGATATGGACAATTATACAGATATTGTCTACGGAAATTCTGGATCAAACTGGATTGTTGCTAATAATGGCATCTCCGCCGCTACTGCCACTGTGACATTCACAGGTAATCCTTCCACTGATCAAACAATAACCATAGTGTCCTCTGATGGAACTTCCAGGACATACGTGGCCAAGGGGTCTTCAAACTTTTCAAGTCTTCAGTTTAAGGGCGATGGTGGCGCTGCAGCAAATGCAACACAACTTGAGTTAGCAATTGAAAATTCTGCAGGTCACAATGGAAAAATCACAGTCTCCAACAACGGCTCTGGGGTGTTAACACTAACACAAGCAACCACAGGTCGAGCAGGCAATAGAGCAATTGTAGAAACCTTAGCAAATGTTGCAGTTGTAAATTTCTCAGGTGGGGATGGTGAATGGGTAAACGAAGGTGGAGACTACTACACAGACTCCAGTTCTTCATTTGAGCAGTCGTTTGATTTAGGTACTGAAGATTTAGAAATAGACGTCACAACTCTGGTAGAACAATGGGTTAACAGCGCTGGAAATGTTTTAGGCACTAAGCCCAATGCAGGATTTGGCGTCATGTTAAGTTCATCTCTAGAGACTGAAGCCAGATCGTATTACACGAAAAAGTTTTTTGGTCGTGGTACCGAGTTTTATTATAAACGTCCCGTTATCGAAGCCCGCTGGGACTCAGCAAGGCAAGATGATAGAGGAGAATTTTATTACAGTAGTTCATTGGCTCCCGCTGAGGACAACATGAACACTCTCTATCTTTACAATTACGTAAGAGGTCAATTAGCTAATATTCCTGATGTGGCCGATGGGCCAATTTTTGTCAGCTTCTTTTCAGGTTCTGATGATGATACTGCTCCATCGGGCTCTGCCCTTCAATTGGTTGTTGATGGCGCTGCAGTAACTCACGCAAATAGAAACACGATTGCTACAGGTAGTCATGTATCAACCGGGATATATTCTTGTTCTGTAGCGCTAACATCAGCAGCCACCCCGCTGGATACTGTCTATGATGTTTGGTTTCATCACAACACTGCAGGAAAAACATATGCCGAAAGCACAAAGTTTTTTACAGGAAGTATAACTCCTAAAACATTAAAAGCTAGCAGAATCAATCCAACAAACACGTACGTCACCACAGTAACAAATTTGCGATCCGTATATAATAAAACTGAGACTGCGCGCTTTAGATTGTTCATTAGAGAAAAAGACTGGTCTCCAACTATTTATACTAAGGCTTCGAGTGATATAACTGGACAAACAATTGTTAGTGGATCTTA